GAGTATCCTAGAACATTAAGATGTATTGAAAGACCGATTGTTAGGAACAAAAAAAGATGAGAACACCCATTTGTAAAAATTGCATTTATTGGAGCCAAACAGCAAGAGGCAGAAAAGGTGATTGCAGCCTACACCAAATAAAAACAATCTCAGGAGCAACATGCCATGAGGTCAAGATGAAAGAGGCTAACGATGAAAATCTGCAAGATATGTAATATGACTCTACCAGAAGGCATGTTCCACAAAATGGCTGCGAGCAAAGATGGACTCCAACCGTATTGCAAAGAGTGCATGATAGCGAAAGTTAAAAAAGCACAATCGAAAAATACAAAAAATTTTTACTGGGACTACATAAAATGACGGGGAACAAAATGAAAACGTGCTCACAAAAACGATTTGATAATATGGTTGTACCTTTGACAGAATCTTTAATGAATAAATCTTCGGAGTCAAGACGTAAATGTTTTTATTGGGCTACATCTCAATTATTATCTGAGTATAAAATAATAAAAACAAAAAAAGAATTGAAAGAAGAAGCAAAAAATAGTTTGACAAAAATGTAGCAATGCGAAAAATATAAAACGTTGCATCTCGTTCATCGAGCAGCCTTGAATAAGCTGAAAACTCTCTAGGTAACTTTCCCCACCTAGAGAGGCAACATCATTCAGTGGGAAAGAAAAAAGAGTTGGAAAGTTTTTACTAAATTCACTTTCAAAATAAAATTTAGAATTTAATTATAAAGGCTAATTACGTGTAGCCGATGGATATTTTATGCCAAGATATTTTAAAGGAAAACTAAGAGAATCTATTTTAGATAGAGATGGGAATATTTGCGTTAATTGCGGGAGTGACGATAACTTAGAAATAGATCATATATTAAATGTTTCTATGGGTGGTTCAACATCATATGATAATGGTCAAGTTTTATGTGCAGAATGTAACCAAGAAAAAGAACATTATAGGAATATGTATACAAGATGGTTAGTATCTGATAAATGCGAAAGTGAAAATAATTTTAAATATGCCCCATTATCAGATAAAATTATAAGTGAAAAAATATTAAAACAAATAAAGGAAATGATATGAAGCAAAATGATAGTAGAAGTAAAATAGGTATTTTTGGAAGTGTTCCAGTATTTGCACTATTTGAGATAGGAAGTTTGAACGAATTAAAAGCGTTAGTAGGTATAAGCTCATACCAAGGGACAAATGAAAATGCGTATCCATCGGTCGAACAAATAGCAAAACGAATAGGGCTTTCTCCATCAGCAACTAGCACGGCAATTTCTGGGCTTGTCAGAAAGGAATTAATAGCAAGAAAAAGAAATTATGGGAGAAACAATACTTACCATTTACTTTTTGAAACTGAAAATCTAGGGCAGATTAGAGAAAAAAATAAGGCTGAAAAAAGAAAATTAAGAGCCGAAAAACTTAAAGAAAATATTGATAAACATAACTCGGTTATTCAGTCATTCGAAAGTATCGAACGTTCGAAAGTATCGAATAACAATGCTTCGAAGAGTTCTAATGTCAGTCATTCGAAAGTATCGAATATAGATTATTCGAAGAGTTCGAACAGCATATACAATACCAATATAAAAGAACATAATACAATACCAATAGTAAAAGAATCTCTCCCTTCTCAAGATAAAGTCGAAATCTTCCAAACTCACCACAAAGCACGTCTGAAAGAATCACGATTACATGGTGACCCGGATTTATTTTTACTTGATAAACTAGGTCAGTTAGTCGATTGGGATGTAGAGACATACGATAAGATTTTGAATGCCAAAAAGAATAGTAAATGGGACGTTAGACGTAATCAGCCAAACACGGCGCGTTGGTTACTGGCTACACTAGAGAACGAAAATTTAGAATTAAATAAGCCGGTCTACCAAAGCAAATGGGATGACCCAGAGCACGATGCTAGAATGGCTGCACAGGGGTTTGTATGAAAAGATATGTAATTCTGTATAACACAAAAAATGAAATAGCGGATATAGACGTAAAAGAAATTTATCCGAATATGTGCGACGTTCATAAGCCAGAAGATGGGCTATGCTTAATTTTGGCAGAAAACATTTTGCAAGCACTAGAAAAATATAAAACAATGACAGGGAATGAAATAAAATGAGTCTTAAACAAATAGGCGAATGGGACCAGCACGAACTTGAAGAGCTAGTAAAAAAACTATCTGTCAATTATAAGCGCCCATCGTTACAACTAACGTATTCGATGAGAGAAATGTTTTACAAAAAAGCACAGGTAGAAAAGTTCAAAGAAAAGAATCTATCTCCTGAAATTCTGCCTACTCAGTCAACATTGATATATGGATTGCCATTGGCAGGGAAAACGTTATTAATGCTTGCTTGGAAGGAACTGCTATCGAACAAGATTAAGAAAACTACTTCACTAATGGATTCCTACTCGAGACGATATGAGAACGAGTTTACTCATCGTTATTCGCAAGCACTCGAAAGGAATTCGAGTAAGTGGATTTGTGAGCGTGACACATTCCAATATTACGACAATTACGAAAAAAGCTCTGAGCGTCAATTTACTGAGGTTGTAGATAAGAGATATTATTTCCTAGATGATTTATTTTTTCGTAAGGTCTATCCGTTTGGCAGTGATAAAAAAACGGATCAAAATTTTCTATCATTTCAAGAATCTCTATTTAGGTTCTTAGAGAGGTGACGATATTATAGTAATCGCATCGACTAATAACGCACCAGCGGAAGTTTTAGCAGGAGATAAAAACGGTACTATTCGTGATCGTTACGATGCGATTTTTAAGATTAAGGCGCGGCTGAAATGAAAATAAAGCGAGGTGATTATTATGGGAAAAGAAAAATTCTCAATAGACATAGCACTAAAAAATAACGGTGTTTGCAAAAAACAAAAAGTATCTTGCTCAAATTGTCAGCTAGGTAAATTTATTTATAAAAATTGATTAAAGAGTGACACGTACGACTTATGCTATCATAAAATAGTGTATATATTTTCTAAAATTATTAAAAATTTTGGTGCAAAGTGAATGCCACGTCTGTAAGTGGAATGAACATTGCAGAGTGTGGCAAATAAGTAGTTGACTCTACAAGTGGTATTAGTAGCCTCAGAGCAAGAGCCATCACAGCATCCGACGTTGTGATGGCTCGCAGTGGCTACGCGTAGTTAGTTGCAGTCGGGACAAATACAATTTAATCCTAAAGGGGGGATAATGAAGAACTTAAAAACTATCAAAAAACCTAAAACGGCATGGTCATTAGTTGGCAAAAAAAACGTGTGGGTAATGCCTCTTGCTGATTTGCTTCAAGTGGTAGATGAGCTTTTCCCAAAAAGTGAAAATAAAATGACATGCTACAACTATTCAATAGGTAGAATGCCATACGGTTGGCGGTTCACTGTTACAAATAGTTGGCAAAAATGGATGTCTAAAAAATTACAACATGATTTTGGGGCATATGATACAATTGAGGCATGTTTAGCTGCATTTTTGGAGTATGTAATTAAAAATAAAATTGAGCCTTATAAAATTTATGAGCCTTAAAATTTTTTAATTCTATTTTTCGGGGGGACTAGGTGTAAAAAGTCTTTCCCGATTGCAACCAACGTGTCAGCATGGGCGACGTTGGCGGCAAGTGGATGTTCGTCCCATGCTGAGTTGTGTGTAGTTTTTGAGGGTGTCCGGTTTTTTGTTACTATTACAAAAAGATTCACGGCGGGTTAATTAAAAGGATTTACAAAAACTAATTTGGATTATTTATATACGCTATGGATAAAGAATTAATTGAAATTATAGAAAAAGAATTAAATACACACGATAAAAGGTGGATGTTTTTAAAGCTTGAATTTCCTCTTTTAGTCTCTAAAATTAATTTAGAAGGTGCCACTAGCGATACTGCAAGTAATATATACTTTGAATTCGATAAACATAATCTTCTTGATAAACTAAAATCAATACTAACAGATAAATTTAATTATAAAATAAAATCAGGAGAACGCATGATAGAACAAGAACAAAAAAAAATTGAGGCATTGGCGGATTATGCTCACTCTGCATGGAGTGGTTGGATGAAATATATGTTTTCGAAATCAACGGTTAATAATGATTCTTCTGTAACAATTCCAAAAGAATTAGTCAAGAGATGGACAAGGCAAATGAACACAGAATATATCAATTTGCCTGAGAACGAAAAAACATCCGACAGAAAAGAAGCGAAAGAAATTATTTCAATTTTAAAAAATGTTTAACTAATAACAAGGGCGGGGTGGTAGGGATACAAAGCAAAAAAAACTTTCTGATTAGATTTTTTTAGCAAAAAAACTAAAAAATTTTTCAAAAAACAGGCAAAAAATATTAATTAGTGCTTGCAAAAATGAAAGCAGTAATATAGACTGTATTTAATTAAGTGGCTGGCATCCCAAACTGCTAGGATTAAGACCATGAAAAAATACACAGTAAAACACAACGAAAACAAATTCGAAATAGAAGCAAAAGACATTGACGACGCTCAAAGAAAAGCTGTTGGAATTTGCTGCGAAGATGGAGACGGAATTGATGAATTAGAAGTTTATGAAACTTCTTATAAAATTGTTGAAACTGTTTCAAATCGAATTCTAGATAAAAATATTCTAGGGTTAGAAAAGGCTCAAGAATCTGTAAGAACTCTATCTCGTAGTTTATCACGCAAAGACGAAGAATACAATCTAGAGATCGTTGAAGAAAATGAATAATTTACAAAAAGCAAAAAGCCTTGAATCTGACTACTACAGTCAGATTCAAAAACTAATTAAAAAAGCTGGCAGCCAAAACCAGTTAAGTATTTTTATTTATGAGAATGAAAATACTTTACAGGCAAAACTACTAAGAGCAAAAAAATCTAGTCCTTTAAAATTAATGACTTACTATCAGATTATTCAGGACTACGAAAAAAAAGCGCGAGGGAATGCCGTCTAACGTTTCAGGGTAACTGACGTTATCCTGTTCACTAGAAAGACTCTTGGTATACTGTTATGTGGATAATGTAAGTTATCCGTAGTTATGCGATGTTTTCGGGGATTCTCCGATTTAATTACAGCTAATTCGGAATATTCGCGGGGCGGTTTTTAAGAGTTGACTTTTACGATTTAGGATTTTATATTTATTATTGGGTAGATTACATCCGTCACTGCAATGGTAATCGAGGAATAGGCGAGTATCTGCTGAGAAAGATATGTGCAGTGACTTTTTTTCTTGGGCTAGGGCGGGGCGTTCATTCGATAAAGTATGACAATGAATCCCCAAAAATTTCCGCACAACGTTAAGCGTATCTGACGTGCTTCTTAGCATGTCTCTATGCTGAGAGTATACAATGCAAGGTTTGTGACAATTCTTTTCTTGGCGCAAAACCTTGCGGATTAAGCAAAAAGCGAAAAAGTTTGACAAGTGAAAAATAGTAAGCATAGAGCGAAAAGCCTCACGGAATCAAAACGTTGTGAGGCTTTGAAGCAGATACGCGTAGTTATGCGCTTGCCAGTGCAACACCCATTAAGACCTCTGGGCGGTTTCTGGCAATAACGATTTTGGATTTTTTATAAAAGGAGAAAGTAAAATGGAACAAGAAATAAAAATAAGATTATCTAAACAAAGTATTGATAATTTAATCGGAGTTTTATCTATTATCAACCAAACTGATATACAGGATAAATATACATTACGATGTAAAATTGATGAGAATAACAACCTCATTAGTAGTCATGGCATATTACTTGATAATCTTTTAGAATAAAATTATTCTGAGCATTTCGGGGGGGACTAAATCGGAAAGATGCTCACTGGCTTGCCGCATAACGTTGTGAGGTAAGCGATGTTAGCCCAATGGCTAAAGAATCTCTTGCTTCACAGTTAAGCGGCTAATGTTGCTTATCTCACTGTTCGGCGATGGCAAGAATGACTACAGAAGAGTTGCGGGGCGGTATACGATGAACTCCGTTTAGCAAATAAAATATTCTGTTTGACAATTACTAGATAGTATTATTTATTATTTTTGTGGAGTTTGGCAGCAAACCAAATGTTGATACCGCGCTTTAGTCCAATCCGCTAGAGCGTGTAAGTGCAGGATTGAAGAAGGGATTCGATGCAAAAAATTATCACAATATCGGGCGGTCTAACATCTGCCTACGTCTCAAAGTTAGTATTAGAACAAGACCCAAATTCAGAATTAGTATTTACTGATACTGGCTGGGAAGATGCTGACCTATTTAGATTTTTACATGATCTTGAAAATCTATTCCAGAAAAAAATAACATTCTTAAAACACAAAAAGTATAACAACCCAGAGGAATTATTTTTCGCTCAGGGGATGTTAGGCTCTAATAGAGTTCCAACATGTTCAAGAGTTCTCAAAGTCGAAGTGCTCCAAGACTATCTCAAAGAAAAATACGACAATAAATGTATTGTATATTTCGGAATCGACTACTCGGAAAAACATAGAGCCGATAGAATCAAATTCCAATATGACAAATTAGGAATCGAAACTAAATTCCCATTAGTCGAATCAAAAGATTTTTTTATCAAAGACAAAATTACTACATGGCTATCAGAGAATAATATTGATATACCTCGCATGTATAAGCAAGGTTACATTCACAATAATTGTAGTGGTGGATGCGTTCGAGCTGGAAAAAAATCTTGGCTACATTTATTGAAAACAAATAGCACAGTTTTTGCAGAGAGAGAGATTGGAAACGACCTTTAAAGGCGGGAAATATACGTTTATGAAAGAACTATCGCTTAAAGAACTTCGCGAAAATGAGGATAAGCATTGTAATCTGTTTGAAGAGGACATGCCTTGTATGTGCTTTGAAGTCTGACAATAACGAGGGCGGGGCACTACCAGTATTCAGTTTCTTGCTTTCCGCCGAACGTGTCAGCATGGGCGATGTTTGAGAGTCAACTACAAAGACTCTTGCTTGTTCGCTTATGTCTCAAATGTCGTCCCATGCTGAGTTGTGTGACGTTCACGCATAACGCAGAAAAGTCACGGGGCGATTATACTATCTTTTTGATTTGACAAATACTTATTTGCGAGGTTAATTACTATTTATGTTTTCGTATTACGGAAGTAAATCTAAGATTGTTCAATATTATCCACAGCCTACCCATGACAAAATAATTGAACCATTCGCAGGCAGTGCAAGATATTCTTTACGATATTTCGAGAAAGATATTTTACTTGTAGATAAGTATAAGGTGATTGTGGATATTTGGCATTATCTGCAAAGAGCAAGCCAGAAAGATATTCTTGGGTTGCCTGAATTAAAAAAAGGTATGGATATTAGAACTTTGAATTTATCTAAAGATGGTGAATTCCAGTTACTCTCTTTTATGTGTGCAAGTTCATCTCGCCCCGGAAATATTGTATCAAGCTGGACCGCCAGAGATTATCAAGATATGAAAAAGTTTATTTGTGAAAATCTCTATAAGATCAAGCACTGGAAAATAATTCATGGTAGTTATGAAGATTTGCAAAACGAAAATGCGACATGGTTTATTGATCCTCCTTATTTGACAAAAGGAAATAGATATAAGGAACCAAGTAAAAATATTAATTTCCCCTCTTTGGCTAATTGGTGTAAGTCTCGTTTAGGACAGGTTATTGTATGTGAAAATTTAGATGCTACTTGGCTCGACTTTAAGCCTATGTTAAAACTACAAGGTATGAGTAATTCTAATATTGAGGCAATCTGGACAAACTTCCCTACACAATACGATAGTGTTCAGCTTGAACTAGGGTGGGGTGTAAAACAGATATGCGCGTGAATGTCCACACAACGTTAAGCGTATCTGACGTGCTTCTTAGCATGTCTCCGAGTCTACAATTACATGCAACAAAATATGACTGAGCGTAAGGCGCGGAAATTGCATCTTCTTGCAATTATCCGTGACTGTAGCGAAGGCGTATTTTTTGCGGATACTACTTAAAACTAAAAAGTCTGCCTGCATTACTAAGTCAGACTCGGAGCAAGGTGACTCACATCATCCGAGCGTAGTGAGTCACCGCAGCAGATACGCACAGTTGTGCGACCGTTTTAAACGCGTGTGAACCGTTGCATCTAAACTTACGCTCTTACTAAAACCAGTCCTGACACGAGGTCAGGTGTAATACTTACTCCATCTGACAATACTAAATCTTTTCAAATATGTCGGGTTTGCGAAGTTGTCCTTAAAAAATATTCAGTGACAATTTCCGCAAACTCGACGTTAGGCGCGTGTCTTACTATGCTCTTGTATAATTCGTTGCCATTCCGTAATATGGAAATCCTTAATTTCGGTAGAATTTTTTGCATCTACAATTAACTCATTCGTATATGTTTTTAAAAATTCATGATAATTATCTATAAATCGTAAATAATATTTCAAACTATACATTATGCCGTTTGGTATAATTTCTAAATTACTTTCTTTTTTAATTTTAAGAATTAAATTATTGATATATTGTTCTTCTTCAATATTTTCAAATGAATTTTTATAAGTAGTTAGAATATAATATCTTTCAATAGATGTATTCTCTGATTTTTTAGTTACGTCAAAAATTAAACCTCTATCAATTGGGATATTGTGTTTTATTTCAATCATTTCAAAAGGAGTATTGTTGTTATTCCATATTTCTATATCGCCATATCCATGCTTATCCGATGACGTATGAACATTCAGAGGACGTAATATTTTATTTTCATATCGTTTTGAAACACCTTTCAATTGTTGATAGGCAGAATATATCGCAATAACAGGTAATCTCGAAGCTAACTTACAATTAAAATGTTCATTTAACATTTCGATAATAGTATTTATATTTATAATATCTGAAAAGTCAGATGATTCAATGACACTATCGAAAATCATCTGACTTGATTGAGAAAGTAAATACAATCTTCCAAAGATATAGGTAATAGTATCCCTAAGATTAATTGTTTCATTTTGAATTTTATCAATTAATTCCAGAAATGGACTAATTAACTGTTTGCTTCTTAATGGCAATTTAACACCATTTTCAAAATCCCAAATAATCTCAGTCCTTGTCGCCTTAGTCAAAAAAGCGGTTTCCTTATTTGCATATTTAGGAAAATATTTTTTGAAAAATCGAGTTGTTACTTCTGTATCTAAACCTCTAGCAGAATAACCTCCATCGAATTTTACCATATGCAATCGTATATCTTGACTTGGTGAGATTATTTTCTTTAATAAAGTAGTTACAAATAATTGTATTAGAGATTTGTCCGTTTCGATTTTATTAATAAACGGATTAATTGCATCTTTGATTTCAGTTCGAGTATCCTCTAATTTATTTTGTTCAACAATTTTAAGTGCAATAGTGTAAAGTTCTTCTAATATGTATAAAGGTTCACTCATATAAATAATTCCTGCATGAAATCAGTTTTTTCAAGTCTTTCTTGTGCTGATTTTATATAATCAGGATTAACTTCTATACCAAGATAATTTCTGTTTAAATTTTTAGCAGCTACGCAAGTAGTCCCACTTCCGCAAAAAGGGTCTAACACAAAATCACCCGATTCAGTTAATAATTTTATAAGTTCTTGAATAATATAAATAGGATAAACCGCAGGATGATTATTGTCTTTTGTGATTTCAACAGGACTTTCAATTACATCTTTTTTTATTTTATTTCCAAGAAGTTTAATAATAGTAAATCCTTTATTTTTTATTTGGTCATTTCTACCTCCAGCTTGACCGCCATAAGCTAATTTGTGTAAGCCTTGTATTTTCATTCGGTAACTTTCGATTTCCCCACTTTTAACTAATGTTATTGTTTCGGTTAAAGCTTTTTTAGCTTGCGTTTTTTGCTCTTTTGTTAAAGCAGATTCCTCTATTAATTCAAAATATTTTTTCCCCATTTTGTCAGATGGATTTTTTTTGGTATTTCTATTGAAATTATCTAGATGACTTAGATACTTGCTCAAATCGAAATGATAGTCTTTTGATTTAGCAAATATGAAAAATGGTTCAGTTGCTTGAATTAATTTTCTTTTTTCTTGTCGTGGCGTAGGATTAAGTTTTGACCATGTAAGCTGATTTATTAAAAATGTTTTTTTATCTTCAATCGCACGAATTGCAAATTTATAAGGGATTAAAGATAAACCTCCGTTTAAATATTTATCCCCTACATTAAAAACTACTAATCCGTCATGTTTTGTTGTTCTAACACATTCTTTAAAGATATTCAATAAATTAGTAAGATATTCATCCTCAGTATCTTCATTTCCTATACCTAATTTACCATTCCCGTAATCTCTCTGTTGAAAATAAGGAGGAGATGTAATAGTTAAATCAAAAGTATCATCTGGTATATTTTTTAAAATAGACAAACTATCTCCTAAAATTATACAATTTTTCTTTGTAAAAATTTCTCTCAACTTAAACACCTCTATATTAACAATAATTTAAAAAGTTCACAATAATGAAAGCAACCTTTTTCTCGAATTTAGTATAAAACCCACATAAAGTTTTTCCGAGACACGAGGTCGAGGAAACCTACTCCTAAAAAGTTTTCGTAAGTTTCCTAAATCAATCGAACCGCGTTTAAAATGTCCGCACAACGTTTGCAGGTAGACGACGTGCGGCGGCTGGGGCATGTCTCCGAGACTACCAACACTGTGCATATTGCGTGACACATCGGTTCGTGGCGCGTAATATGCATTATATTCCTTAGAATAGAAAAGTCTGACAACAACAGATTTGCAGTCTCGGAGCAAGAGGGCTGACAGCTACCAAATTAGTCAGTCCTCGCAGCGTCTATCTTGCTGTTATGCGCTGCAAGACTGTATTACGAAAAAGCTCACGGCGGGTGACTATAACAATACAGCAATTCAACTCCTACCTGTATTACGGACTCCTCTAACTTATTCTATCTTCCTCTTCTCTTCATCGGATTTGCGAAGTTGCCTATTAGAACTAATCAGCGGCAATTTTGCAAATCCAACGTTGGGCGCGAATACTATAATACTAGTTATGTTTATAGAGATTAAATTTATTATCAATCCAAATAATATGAAATAATGATCCGTCCCGTATACCTACGAACGGTTTTTTTCCAGAAAACCTTAATGCTAAAATAGTAGAGTCTTTAGTTACAATATCCGGTTTTGTCGATTTTATTGAATCGTATTCTATTTTCTCTGACCCTAAGCCATGTCTAGGGGCTTGTTGAATTTGATACCAAGTCATTGCACTTAGTTGTATTAATTTTTGGATAAATTCAATCTTTTCATCTTTTTCGCATTTATCTAAATGAAATTCTTTATTTAAATATTTAAAGCAGAAAATAGGGTAATCTATATTTGGATAATGATTTTTTGTAGCTTGTGGTGTATTTATTTTACTTCCACTAGTTGCTTGTGGAGGCTTTATGCTCATTTTAATTGAGTTTTGAAATATGCTTTCATTTTTGAAGTAGAAATTTTAGAATTTTTACTTGTATCTTTCCAAGGCGGCTCATTATGAGTTAGTTCTCTAAGTTTCCATGCTGAATACTGACCATAAACTATAAAAATTTCATTCAATAATAATTTATGTTTTTGCTCAAATATAGATTCATCAAAATCTTCTGGCTTGTCTATGCCTCTTGATCCATACCCTTTAAATTTATGGTATAAACTTTCAATAACAGGTCCATGTTCCCATGCCAATATAGGCTCATTGAATAATGGTTTACTATACATCGCCAAGTGAAAACCTTGAGCGTAATAGACTAATTTTTGTAATTTCAAGTGCGATATAAAATCGTCAGATTCATAATCGCAAATTATTAAAAAATAATTGGCAACATCTATAGCTTCTATTCTTTTTTTAGATTTCATGTATGCTTCCTTATTACTTAACAATTATATAGTATTATATTATAAACTATCGGTCAATTAGAAAAAACATTAACACAGATTTTTTGAACATTTTATAATTTTTATATGTCTCTTAATTTCTTAAAAGAATAATTCTATTTTGTCCTGCCTTAAGATTATAGTAGTATTATCTTAAACGGAAAGGAGGAAAACGAATGGTAGACATTAACTTTAAAGCACTGGCAATACAGATGCTTATAATCACAGTTGTAGTAATTGCGCTTGCTGTGATACAATATCTCAAGGGAAAGGACTAAGTTAAGTCCTCCGCCTCTCGGACCGGGAGAGGCGGTTCATTCTCTATTACTAGGAGGGGTGACTAGAACGATTACGTCGTCTTGCTTGCGTATAACTACTGGGTAGCCGCACCTTTATTTCGCATACGCTACGATTATCGACGTAAAGCGAAGTAAAAAAATTTATCTAAATTTATATAAAAAAGTGTTGATTTTATATAAATGATACGATAATAGTAAATAAATGAGAAAACGAGTTTGTTTGTATTTGGATGAAAAATCTATTAGCATATTGAAGAGCTTGTCAGTTGATAGCTGCCCTCATGTATCTCAATCTGCATTAGTTGAACATCTTTTAAAATCTACACAGGAGGAAAAATTTGAACAAGAAATCAAAACCAACATCAAAAAAAGAAGCAAAAAAACCAGTAAAGAAGTAAATTAATATTAGCCGTTCGAAAGGGCGGCATTAAACGGGGGAAAAATGAAAGCGCAAAAAAAAACATGGATAGATTTTATAAATAATCATTATTCAGTTAATGAAGAATTAAAAATATGCAACATTGTGCATATGTATCCAAAAGAACTTACAGGGGATAATGGCTATGTAGATGCGAGATTTTTTGAGCTTCATATATTTAACACGGAAACAAAAGAAAAACGTGTTCTACAAAATAAAGATTCTCTCGAAATGATGAATGCAAAAATTCTTTTTATTCGAATTTTTGTTGATAAGTCTACGATGGTTAAATTATCAGGGATGCATAGAATTGGAATCTATCAAGGGTGTGAGTTAAATAAAATATGAACAGCAAAATTAAATACTTACCAACTGCCGGATGTCTCATTGTAGAGATGGGGATCTCTGGATATTTTACACCTGTAGATGGGTTCTGGATTAGTACCCGTCTAGGGCTGTTAGTTGTATTTGGTTTTGCCGTGATTGCTGAAAACATAAAACTTATTCAATGGTTGCCTCTTGTTTTAATTGCACTGAGTCTAATGTCGATTCGCCACCAATGGCAGGACATCGAACAGGCGAAGCTCAAGAGCTTAAAATCCGATTACATTACAAAAATTAAGGAGCCTTCTAGACCTCGTTTAGAGGATTGCGACAAACACAATAAATCTTGGGCTATTGACAATTGCCAAAAACGTAATTACGATTTATCTGCAAAATACGATATGGCAGTTGCTCAATACAATGCGAGAGTCATTAAGTCTGAATCAAAAATCGAAAGCGCAAAAGTGTCATTGGATTGGTACGACCAGCAGCCTATTTGGATTTATGTATTTTTGATTTGCGGCATGTCATGGCTAACGTTAGTATCCACACCGAGTGAAAAAATTGTAGAAGAAAAAAATTTGAGTGAAACGGATTTGCGAGCGATGATTGTGTCACGATTGCGCAGTGGTCAATCAGATTTATCAATTGCTCAAGAGCTGCAAGTCGATAGGCGCAAGCCTGCACGTATACGTAGAGAGATTGGACTATCTCGTACAACGAATGTACAATCAATGCCCAATGTAGTAAAATTTGACGCGAGGAAAAAGGCATGAGCGAGTTTGATAAACAGTCTAGTGATTTCGCATTTCTTAAATCGACTATCAGTTTTATTTCTTCGCTCGTTCTAATTATGCTATTCTGCTTTGTAGTTTATGGCTTTGCAATTGACGATAAGTTTTTCGGCAGGTTAGGCGATTACATAGCCGATATACTAATCAGATTTTTAGCGTGGCTTGCGGAGTATATTGTGTTGCCTATAACTGCATTCTTAGGGTTTATGCGCTTTATTGTGTGGGTGTTCGCAGGAGAGAGTGAGACAGTATACGAATACAATGTTGAGGTCAAGCCCTCCCCTACTACGCAATCAAACGCGGCAAATACCCCCCCTGAGCCCCAAAAAATGGCTGATCCTATCGGAGTAGGGGAGACGATAATAGTAACTGAGCATACGGATAATGGCGGCATATTCCACCACACTACACGAGGTAGTGAGTTATATAGACAGGTGATTAGTAAAAATGCGGCTAGGCAAACAAGGGAGTATAATGATAAGATAAATCAAAAATCAGATAAATTACTCCGAGGTCATTACGATAAAATGAAAACAAGGGTGTTCAATGAGTGACCAACTAATGACCACCGCATACTCAGAGATGGACAAGATTAGTTTGATAGCGTCCATCTGGTGGACAGTAGTTGCATTTATTTATTTTGCATTGACCACGCCAAGCGAAGACATTTTGAAAGCGATTAAAGAAAAAAAGAGATTGGAGAAACTAAATAAAAAATGAAATTTAATACAAAAGAAGATTTGAATTCCCCTGAAATTTTTAAGAAATTAGAATCTACAATTTCTGACAAAAATCTTAGTAAAATATTATTTGCAATTATAATATGTGACTGTCGTGTCACATCTAATTTGACATTGAGATTAGAATCTAGAGATAAAATGTCTGGTGAATATTTTGCAATGATGATCGAGATACGAGAAACTAGAATAGAATATTTTGAAGAACTCGCAAATGTGAAATTATCAGAGCCAGATAGATACGTTTTGAATTAATAAGGAGTAAAAAATGAAAATACATGATTTAAAAATAGCACCAGAGTATTTAACAAAAATATTCCAAGGTAACAAAAACTGGGAACTGCGCAAAAACGATAGAGATTTCAAAGAAGGCGATTGGATTTGCGTTAGGGGATACGAGAGCGGCAAGTATTTAAGTGAATTAAAATTTGGCATAATCAAATTTATTCTTGAGGACTACAAAGGGCTTGAAGATGGATATTGCATATTATCAGTTAAATGGGTACCGTCCTTTATTTCTTGGATACTAGAAATAATTGTTAAATTGCAAAGTAGGGATTAAAATGATAAGATTAATAACACTACAAATACTAGCACTAAGCCTAATACTATCTGCTGCTATATCACTATATCCAGAGATAGTAAAAGTCCGTGTAGCAAAGCCAAAGAAGTCGAAGACGCAAGAACAAAAAGAGCGTCAAACGAAAGAAGAGGAAACTGACAAAGAGCATCCATGCGAGAAAGAAATGAGGGTTTGTAAACTTGGAAATATTTAACTTTACCTGCTACATTAACCCACCGACCAAGAACGAAAAAAAGTATAAAACAAAAAAACATCGTTATACTAGAAAAATAATTAATCCGAAAAACGTAAATTACTTTGCCCCCTGGGAAGAAATCGAAGATCAAATGTATTTAAAAAAATATGGAATAAATAAAATTAGTTTTGATTATCTGAATCCTATCGATAGAGCAAAAAAGCAAAAAGATTTATACAATAAGCCTGTGATTGTCTATCTTTGGAACGGGTTCAAAAAAATGGACATTAACAATTTTGTAAATGAATTGCTTGACCGGCTAGAAGGGGTCGCTTATAAGAATGATAGAGAAAATGTTTTATTCGTTTCGAAAAAATTAAACAACGAAGAGAAAGAGTTTTTCAAAATCGTAGTAGATACAATAGACTCCGATGAAGCATATGCAATAGAATCAATTATAGATAAGAGGTTTAGCAAATGACCAAAAAACAAATCAAAGAAAAGATAATTGCTTTGTGTGATAAGAATGGGATCCCAAAAAAAGACATAAAGCAAATACTACACATACATTTGCATTGTTATGTTATTGGATATGCAGCACCAAACTGTATAATAGTTGCTACCCCTTGGATTGAATCTCAAGACCACTTGAAAGAATTTGATAGAAAAAATCCATTGAATACAATCAATGAGTTTGATAAAACTTTAAAACCTGGCGATTGGTGTGTGACTGCTTATATCGCAACTGAGGCGTTTGGTCAGCATATTGCGATTAATCACACAACTTTTTTTGGAGATGTAAAATGAAAATCTACCCAAACACAGAACGCAATCTCTGGCTATTAATGATTCACTCTGAACTTGCTTGTCAGAATGACGCTGTGCAGAAATTCAGGCACTTGCTGAAAGTAAAAAAAAGAATTCCTCAATTAAGGTATGATTTACTTTACCAAAAATGCAAACGAGATTACCCAGAAAAAAACTATGTGGATGATTTTGAGTATTTCGAGGAGTGTTCTGACTTACAATGGCTTAATTGCAAAGATGAACTAATCGACACAGCCGACATTTATAAATACATGCGAAACATGGAACGGTCAGGGGTTAAAACGATGTGGAATACATATCAATTGACGCTAGAAGGACCAGTGACAAAGGAAACTAAAATAGAATGGAAAAAATAGAGATTAAAAAAAATACGGAAGTTATACATACGCAACTTGGGAATGGAATTTAGCTTGGCTAATAGTATTTTTATCAGGTTTCGGGATTAGGCTATTAAGTGCAAGGTAACATATGACCCGTAGACTACTAATACTATTTATAGCAATCGTTATTGTCGTAATATGGGGATGTATTGTTACCTCTGACTTGGTAGTGCTGAAGATAAAGCGTAATCTGCAAATGGAGTGTACGAATTGAAGCAATACTGTGAGTCATGCGGGATCACATATGGATTAACGCCTAGCCATTTTGTCGAAAAAAATTCTATTGCAAAACAGCATCGTGGCAAATACTCAAAAACTAGATACGACTATAACGACCCTCAGAATTATTTTAGCCAATGTTTGGATTGCCATATGGCATACGAAAACCTAAACAAAGAAAGTCGTATTGAATATTTACTTAAAATCGGTCTAGTAGGATATGCAGAGAGAGCAAAGTGGTTAATTGGAGTTATGAATGATTAAATTAATTTACCAAGAAGATGATAAAACTTGCATCGTAAGAATGAAAGACGGGTCAATGAAGAAAGTATCACTTGAAAAAGATAAAAAACTATCCGAAGAATATGGTATGCCAATTGGAGAATCCGAAACAGTAGAGCCGCAAGATGTTAAACTTATTTGGAGAGTCAAGCCAAAGAAATTATCCAAGAAAGAACTTATCGAAATCAGAAACAAAAAAGCTTTAGAATACTATTACGCTCATAAAGATAAATTCAAAGTCTACCAGCAACAACGTAGAGAACGATTGAGAAAAGAACTTGACAAAAAGGGCTAATGATGATTTGCTTAGGTCAATTCAAGAATGGGAATCTTGAGATAATTTAAAAAACGTGAAAACAGGCAAAAAGAAAAATAATTCAGGCAACCCAAACCCATTGCCCCCACCAAAAGAAACTCAATTCAAGAAAGGGCAGAGTGGGAATCCAAAAGGCAAGCCGAAACTTACTGAAGATGAAAAGACCGAACGAGCAATACAAAAATATCTTGAGACAGCTAATTCTAATTATGTTAAGAGGCTAATTGAAAAAGGCGAATATGAAGAATATTTAGATAGGGCTATTAATGCTACAATAGCTATGGGCAAAATGGATGGTATAAAATTCATGAACGATTATAACGGGAACAAGCCTAGCGAAAAAGTAGTCCACGAGGGTAATGACGAAAAGCCAATCAATGTAAAACTTACAGGTGAAGCATTACAGAAAGAGCTAATCAAACGTGGTCTCGATTCAATAAAACTATTTGACGAATGAAGAAAGCCTTAACGATAGAAGAAATTGACTTACTCGAACAACGCTTCATAGAACGAGCAAGAGAAAGTTTTTGGGTATATCGTCAATATATAAACAAGAATTTACTAATCGGCTGGTTTGTAAAAGAACTTTGTCGAGAGCTGCAAGAGTGGTTTGGTCTTTATAAAGCAGGGAAGAACCCGAAACTGATTATTCAGATTGCTCCGCAGCATGGGAAAAGCACCGCCGTAATTGACTTCCTGTCATGGGTAGCAGGGCAAGACCCGGATTCACGGGTAATATATGCGACCTTCTCCGATCGTCTAGGGATTAGGGCAAATTTAAAACTACAAAAGATTTACGATAGTGAGAAGTTCAAAAAAGTATTTCCAGAAACAAAAATCAATACATTGAATGCAGTAACTGTGTCAGGTCAAACACTCCGTAACCGTGAAATAATTGAGTATGTCGGTCGAGATGGATACTTCCATAATGTTACAGTCAATGGAGCAGTTACCGGGATGAGTGCAAATATTCTGGCTTGGGATGATATGATAAAAGGTCATGCAGAGGCTAATAGTGAGACATTACGAAACCGAACACATGAATGGCTTGAGTCTGATTTTATGACTAGAGCGTCTAACGATTACGCAGTCTTAGGAGTAGGCACTGAATGGCATATAGACAGCCCTGTTCAAAGGTATATCAAAAGTAACCCTGATTGTAAGATAATTAAATACAAGGCGATTGCGGAAGAAGAAGAAAAATATCGTAAAGCAGGCGAAGCGTTATTCCCTGAATTAAAATCACTGCAATTCTTGGAAGAACGTAAGCGATCAATGAATCCATTGGCATGGCTTGCCCTATATCAGTCTAGCCCTACATTAGCAAGCGGGAATCTATTCAGCCGAGAAACATTCAGATACTATACATACGATAATGGCTATGTAACAATAGACGGTAAGAGTCTACTACTATCGAACTATAAGATTTATCAAATAATAGATCCAGCGGGAACAGAGAAAAAGAACTCTGATTATTTTGTTATTATGACAATCGGAGTATCTATACATAATTCAGATATTATTGTCTTAGACATTCGAAGGGAAAAAGCAGAAACACCTAAGCATCTAGATATGCTTAATCAGGAATACGAACGATGGAAGCCGATTAACCAATATGTCGAAAACAAATCCTTTGGGATTAACATTATACAGGCGTTTAGTAAAACAAATCGACCAGTTAAAACTCTAGAGGCTAAAGGCGATAAACCAACGCGCGCACAAATCACACAGGGGTTTTATGATAATGGTAAAATCTATCATCGACAAGGCGCTCATTGGCTATCAGAATTCGAACAGGAACTTTTACAATTCCCGTATGGCACGCATGATGACATGGTTGACTGTATAGCCTACGCTGGTATAGTAGTCCAATCAATGCCACTAACAACTAATAGAGTAGTATCGACGAGGAGATTATGATGATTGAGTTTATTACATTAAACGATGAAAGAGTTTTAGTAAAATTTACAGCAATAGTAGCAATAGCAGAAACTTTGAATGTAGATGAATGTAAAATACATTTGCAGAATGGGCATAGTTTTTTTGCTAAATTCAAGTATGATAATCTTAAGAATTTGATTGATAGACTTTCTGACAAATTTGCATAGACTGACAAAATGTCTGTTTATTTGTTGACAAAATAAATACTATGGCTTAAATCGAGTTATGGGATTTATTGACCGACTTTTACAGCCTTACATTGCTAAACAAGTAGATAGCAAACTAAAAGCTATTGAATCCGGTCGAAAACAAATCCAAGCTGCCTATTGGCGTGAAGGTGCTCAGAATATCTATGATATTACCTTTGGTGACTTTGACAGCCCAGATACTCAAGTCGATTTTACGGATTCATGGGTAAAATACACTTCATACAGACAGAATGTAAATGAGATTGATCTTAGGTACAATAAAAGAGCCGCATTTGGTTGCACTAGCGTCAAGACTATTGTCCAGTTCCTTTCTGCGTGGGCTTTAAAAGATATTACTGTAATAGGTGATACTCCGGAGCATGAAGAATTTATCGAGATGATTTCTAAGCAAGTCAATCTTGACAAATTTGTTTCAGAGCTTGCAACTATATCAGAGCTACAAGGTCATGCATTAGTAGACATACGCACAAAAGTAGTAAACGGTAAATTAACATTCAAATTTGTAGTAGTGCCATATAAATACTATAACTACCAATTGCTATTCGATGAGAATTTATTTTGTAATGGGTACCAGTATATTGATAAGAATCAAAAAACTGTAATTGTTCCTAGCGCAAAATCTCAATTTTTCCCCGTATATGGGTTTGACTCAGATTACATTACGAGTTCTTATCCTATTCCGTCGGTTGGCTATGTTATTGAGAACTGTGACGCTATCGATAAAGCTCTTGAGAATATCAGACACACTAATAAATATTTTGCTAAAAAAACGCCTGTTATTGTTACTCAAGACGACCAGACAAAACAGGACCTACTAGCACAAATCGAAGGGCGAGATTGGAAAATAACATCTTTTTTAATTGCTACTGGGATTGATCTAAAACAAATCGGAGCTGACAACGAAGGCGTAAAAGTTTTAATCGAAGAAATCTTAACTAACCAACAAGTTATAAGCGGCTCTTGCGGTATTCCAATCGACAAATTAGGACACCCTGAAAAGTTTTCATCCCAATCGGTCAGGTTAGAGAATTCTGAATCAATCAATGTTCAGGCAAGCCCTAAGCGTGTAATTTACAAAGCAGGCTTAGAAGAGTTATTTGCTAAATGTATTAATATGTATAATGCGTTTACTGCGAAGACGCTAGACCCGAACGGAATAAAAGTATTCATAAACGAATCTGCAATCAGTCTCCAGGAACGTAAGGCAATTATGCTTAACGATGCTTTCGACCGTGGAGTAATCGATCAACAATACTACCTAGAAAATCATCCAATGATTAGTGACGATGCAGCCGAAATACTCGAACGAGTCGAAGCCGAAAAAGAGGCTAATAGAGAACGAGTCGGGGCAAAAGTCGATGAAGCTCTTAAGGAAGCCGAAGATGAATAAAATACAAATTCAATGTTCTGCAGTAGCATTAAAAAAAGCTGAAATGCTTGCACTTATACCCGATAACGTTAAAACGCAATTATCCTCATATGACAAAGACTATGAATCTAAACTAAAACCTTATGTTCTCTGCCACGAAGGTGAAGCGCGCCCGTCGGTATTCGATGCAAGCGGTAAGAAATCTATCGTTATGCGATGGACTAAAAACACAGTCAATTCGTTCCTGTCCAAATTAAAAACGGGGTTACAATTTTTTGATGGTCACAATCCGACTAATGAATTACAGGTTAATACTGTTCTAGGTCAACTAATTGCTTACGGGTCTAGTGTAGTAAATGGTGCGTTATCTGCAATAGGCATCGGATATTTCCCAAACTCTGAATCAGTAAAAGACATGGATGTTATATCGGCTGAGTTTGATGTACTTAATGAGGGGCTGCAGGATAACGGCGGAATTATAGAAGTGCTAGGCAGTGCGATAAGCGAAATTACAGGACTTGCACTTGGGAGTCGCAAAAGTGGGATGAGCCCAGCTTTCCCAGGGGCTGAAAGATTAGCAGTCCAAGCGTTCGAATTCATAAAAGAAGAAAAAAATAATGGAGACAAGATTTTGACAAAAGAAGAGATTCTAAACAGCCTTAGCATAGAAGACATTAAGAACGTTGTACGCTCTAGGGAATTACGACCTACCCAGGTATTCGATGTAAACTCAATTCTAAAGATTGAGGAAACTGATGAAGGCAGTCGTAAAATAAAATCCACTGATGACAGTTTGAACAAGTGGTTCAAGGATCATCTCAAGGATAATGTTATTATGCCTAAGGCGAAGCTAGAAACATATTCAGAGCTAGAAAAAAAATACTCGACACTCGAAAAAACAAACAAAGAGTTTCAGCCTTATTTTCTAAAGTCCAAAGGCGATGAGGTATTTCAGGAACTTGCTAAAGCAAAGAACTTAGCGCAAAACCCAAAAAAACTTTCGTTCATTGAAAATAATGTCAAAAAAAATCTTGACAAATTTAATGGAGACATTAGTTTACTAAACAAATACGTAGAAACTCAAGTCGATGATTATTCGACAGTTTTTGAAGATGCTGTAAAAGCGTTAAACGAAAGCGGGTTTCAACCAATTTCTACAGGCTCACCCGCGAACGCGGCTCCCCCTCAAATCGACAATTACACTTTGTGATTAGGGGATAACAAACAATAACCTCTAACACTATTAGAGGTTATATGGCATTAGAATCAGTCCCAAAAAACGAACTAGAAAAACTCAAAGAAGAAAACGAGCAACTTAAAAAGAAGCTCAATCCACTATCTGAGAAAGAATCTGCTAGGCTCAAAGAATTACACGGCTTAGTTGCATCTACAATTTCGTCAGATCCAAATTTCCCAAAACTAACAAAAGAATACTTAGAATTATCCGCTAGAGTCGTATCCGAAACAACTACGAAATTGACTCCTGTTTCTAATTCAAGAAAAATCGGAGGCTAACAATGGCTTTAAATTTAAAAACACCCAAATACACTCCTATGGAGTATACTCATTCTGCCGCACTTACAAAAGGGCAGGCAATTTATTTCAACTCTCAATACGTTTTCCCTGTAACTGCTACAACTGCTAACGTTGCTGCAACTTACGTATTGGAAGCGGATGTCGTAGAGGTAGATTGCGATAATACGCTAACATATGTTAGTGGACAAGCAGTATACGATAACGATACAACCGCGACTGGATCAGTTAATAAGACTTCCGGTGCTGGACGTAAGAAAATCGGCGTTGTATCTCATCCCGAAGGCGATACCTACGCAGTAGGAACAACCAAAATTCATATCAGATTCATTCCTAACGAGGTATAACCAATGAACATTCAAGAATCATTACAAAAACTAAACGAGCAACGCGCGAAAGCTTCTAAGTTGCCATTATCCGCATTATCTGAATATATCGCAGGTAAAAGACTTTTCCAAAACGGCAAGACGCTTATGCAGTGTTTCGAATCCGATGCTACAGCAGAAGATAGAGCAAAAGGTACAGCAGTATTTCAGGCTTACCTCGTAAAAGGTACAACAGTATTACCTAACCTCATCGAAAAACACCGAGGGGATAATGGGAAATTGTCTTTCCAAGCGATGCAGGTTTCTACAGATTTTCCTTTGTGGACAGCAAGCCCAAACCCATTAGCACAAAATCTTGACGATGTAGATACTGGCTGGGTTCGAGCATTCAGAGAATTAAGATTCGATGAAGGACGTTCTTATCTTGAATACGGAGTAAGCGATACTGACCTAGAATTTTTCGAGATGATGGAAGGTCAAAATTACCGTGCAAATGACATGAGTGCTACAAAGTACACCTTGAATGCTCAAAAGTACGGTATGGCTTATCAGATTACCGATGAGACTATGTTGTATAATTCATTTGAGGCTAACGTAGATGTTACCGCTGCGATGATGAATGCATACGCAAAAAAAATGCAAGCGATTCACTATGGTGTATTGGCTGATAGTGCGACAACTAACGTTGGTAATTTAGTTGCATGGGTAGCAGGTTCAAACACTCTCGAGAGAGATATTAGAACTATCAATGCTGCTTGCGATTACCTTTACGGCGCGATGAGAAACAAAATGTCCAATGCTGCAAGTGCTAGAGTAGTTGCTTATGTGTATGGTAACGATTCGTTTACTACACGTATGAAAATGGCTATGAATGCTATCGCTCCTAATTTGCAAACTGGTTCTCAAGTAACAAGTAGACCGATTGAAATTATCCCTACTTCGAACCTTGCGACTAGTGCAGGTGTAGCAATTGCATCTACTAGAGTAGAGTTTGTAATCCCTGGTCGATTAATCGTAAGAGGCGTTAAGCGCGATCTTATGATGGAACGATACAGAGATCAAAGCAAAGACATTAACGTAACCAAAGCTAATTTCTATTGTGGTGCTGGTGTGTCTGATACAACTCAAACTGTATTTGCTGACTTCGCATAATAAGGATTAACCAATGCTTGAGACACTCGGATTCGTTACATTACAAGATGCAGATGACACGCTGGAATTTAATATCCAGTATGACTATTGGAACGATACGGGTGTCTATGAGGAGACTACGGGCACATGGTCAACAAGTGGATCGAGTGTAAATTTAGTAGGAGTAGGAACGCTTGCAACTACTGAATTGGCAGTTAGTGATATTATTGCGATTCAATATGAGACTGCGATAGTCGATACAATAACAGATAATACTAATATAATCCTAGATGAGGCAGTAGATACTACTGTAGCGTCCCCGTTGGTTATCGTTACATCTACACAGCGTACAACGCTAGAGGCAATGTGGTTGCTAAAGAAAAAATGTCTATTAACAGCTTACGGGTATTTGACGACATACTGCAATATTCCGGATACTGTTCCGCAAGTTCTTAAAGATGCACAATGCTATTTAGCCGCTGTAATGTATCAAACAAATGGAGCATCGACCGTTCCAAGCGGTCAGGCGGGCAATGTTAAATCATACTCAATCGGTGACATGAGTTATACATTCAATACCTCAGTAAGTCTTTCAGGCAATACACCTTACGAAATATTCCCTGTACCTATTTATGATATGATTAAGCCATATCTCAAGAATCAAAAATCCTTTGCTACGGTAACTACAAGTGCTAGATAAAGATTTAGTAAACAAGATATTAGCAGACCTGGATAAGCTTGATAAGCTTATGAATCCGTATGTAAAAGAGCTAATCGAAATTATGCAAACTATTGACGAACCAAAAACACCGGCTCGACAAAAACTAACTGAAAAAAGAATCAATGAATTAGTCGATGAGCTATCAATATTATTTGAAGAGTTCTCGATATTAGCCGCTACACAGGCTTATAGAGACGGGCGTAAATTTGCCAATGAAATACTCGAAATCGAACGACTTGTAAAGACAACTACAGGCGACAAAAAAGCAATCAAAGCTTTAATCAAAGACATGAACATGGACTTTGATACAAAAATAAAATCATTCCAGAGACGAACATCTCAAGTAATGCACGCATTCAGCAAACAAGGTGCTTTGACTGAAAGTGAAATATCATTGTTAGTCGCTCAAGGGTACATAGATAAAAATACTGCTATGGGTGCTAAGAAAGTTCTTCGCGCGCGCATATCTGAAACAGGCGAAATCCTAGATGAATCAGAATTAGCCGCATGGATTGAACGAAAATTAAAACGAAAAAAAACTGAAATAAATAAAAGAAATGTTAATCAAGCAGTAAGAGATAGACTTTATGCCGCCGAAGTCGAGCGATTGAAAGACGGTAAATTCATGCAAATCATCGACAAGAACGGGGATATTCGGACATACAAAGTTGACACATACGCTGACCTTGTTAGCCGCACACGTCTAGGTGAAGCGCAAGTCTTGGGGACTATCGAAGAGGCTAACGAGTATAATATTGATACATTTAGAGTATCTGACCATAATACTACTACTAAAAAATGTCAAGAGTTCGAAGGCAAAACTTTTACAACAGATCCAAACAATAAAAAGTTCCCATTGCTGACAGAGCAAACACGCCCACTTTACCATGTAAATTGTCAGCATAGATTACTCCCTTACAAAATCACTAGCACTAAGCTAAAGGAAATGGCTAACGTTAGATGATAAGCATTAAAATTAATGTAAGCGAAACTTTGAAGGGGCTAAAGCAAGTTATCCCTAATTTGGCTAAAGCTGAAATAAACGCACTCGCGCAATTAGGGTATAATATTTTAGAACAGGCAGAACCGGAAGCCCCTATAAACGAAGGAACTTTAATCGGCAGCGGGTACATACAAGTAGGCAAGCGTAAAGTAATTCAAAATCCTAAAAAAGTTAAAACAGGATTTACACCACCTTACCCGCACAATCCAGATATAAAACCTTTGGAAGTTCGCGTTGGGTATACGGTCGAGTATGCGGGTCAATTACATGACAACCCGTTTAACCCAGGTGCAAAAAGTTATAGAAAAGGTTTAGAGTGGCCGGGATATGGATGGCTCGACAGAGCAGCAAATAAATCAGATAGACGAAAAGAATATGAGGAGTTACTCAAAGATGAGCTTAACAGATAACAAGAAAATCATACAAGAAACTTACGACCGTGGCGAATTTTGCGGTTTGTCATTCGATGGAAATAAAATCGGGTTGGCAGTAAAAAACAAAAAACATTGGGATGTAGTAAATCTCAAATCAGAATTACCAAAAAAAGAATTCGAAGATTTGCAAGCATTCGTAAGCGAATTAGGCAAGCCGAAAAAAGCGAGTAAGGCACTTGAGACGACTTAGAGAAACGTTAGACGCTAATAACCAAGTCACTAATAGCGACTATTTAGGTGTTTACTATATGAGAATTCAACCAGTTACAGCAGATATTAAAAATATGTCCGGTGCTAATGCGAGTGGCGACCAATCCACATCCAAATACACAGGTCAAAAGATATTTTTTAAGCCGTATGTTGATATTGTGCCAACTGATAAGATTGAATTCGACGGTAAGATTTACGAAATTAAATCCTATTACAAACCTAGAGACCGCTTCGATGTAGCTCATCATTTAGAGGTCATCATATGATAAGCATATTTATAGCTGCATACTTACGATTAGCGTTACCGACACTAGCGTCTCAGATTTACAAAGACTTTATCACAGGTGAGCTACAGGACTATATTTGTGTTATAGACAATGGTTTTGTAGACCAACTCACACTAAAGAGACGCGATTATAAAGTGCAAGTTTTAATTGCATCGACAAGCGACCAATTAGCCAAAGAAAAGGCTTATTCAGTATATGGAGTTTTAAGCGAAAAATATAATTTCTATTTTCCACAGCCGGCGGGGACTACTAACGATCCGTTATATATACAATCGTTACGTTGCCTACAAGCACCTCAACCGATTGGTAGAATAGGAAGCATTTATCAATACACAATTAATTATGAATTATCGGGAGGTAATTTTGTATGGCAACAGGTCTAGCCGCCGGAACAGGCGGAAACAATATTTTAGGGAACAGTTATTTTTCACTTGGTCCCGCTTATCTACACTACGGTGAGGACATCGCGGACGTAGCAAATTTAACCGGCACGGTATCAGTAACGGCTGCAAGTACAGCAATTACAGGAGTAGGAACAGCATTTACAACTGATTTTGAAGTTGGCGATTGGATTGCAATTGCAGGCTTAGCAACAGATTTACAAATCAAAACTATCACTAGTGCGACTGCGATGGTGGCTCAAGCAGCCGCCGCATCTACTGTAGCAGGTGCGACATTTAAGAAAGTGGATCAAATCGACTTAGGGGATACGATGAATATTACCCTAACAATTAGCCAAAAGAAAACTGACTTGAAGTCTATCCAAAGAGGCGACAATAGAGCTGATGCAAGCTGGACAGGTTACGAGGTCATGGTCAAAACAGAATTAACCTCTGCAACTGTAGAGAGGTTAGTAAAAATTAACCGTGGCTATCAGGCAGTTAGAGACGCTACAAGTGGTCTCGTTAAAGGTTTTGGTTTTGGGTTTCGTGGTTACGAATTGGATTCTCAAATTTGGAAGCCATTGTTTGTAAAACTACAATCCGGCGGGGTTGTTACAACTGTGGCACTTGAGAAACTAAAATTCTTAAGAGCAGTCCCAATGCAAGACGGTGACGTAGCTTACAGTGCTGCAGATCAACGCAATATCGCTGTTAGTTTTAACTGTTACTTGGATGAGACAACTCTTCTCAATTCTATCCCACAAATATTTACAGTAGGAGATATTACACCGTAATGGCAGTTAAACTCCACAAAGTTGAAAGAAAATTAGAGCTTGACTTAGACGGCGAAATCATAGCCGTCGAGGTCAATAAATTGGATATTCCACTAGCGATTAAGCTTTCTGAAAAGCAGAAAATGATTTCTGACCTATCGAAAGAATACGATTCATTAGCCACTAGCGAAATATCTGACATTGAGAAAGGCATTAAAATCAATGAATTACTAGCTAAAATGCATGGCACTTATATTGATATGTTCAAATTGTCAGTAGTAGATTATTCAATAATCGAAAAAACGATAGACGACATCCCGTATAGTGCAATGAATTTGATAGTCCAGATATTTAATGAGCTTAACCATGAGATGACAAAAACGGAAAATAATTCAATCGAAAAAAAAAATTAAACATAATAACTAGTAACCTCTTGGATGAATACGTCTTGAGAGGTTACGGTCATTCTACAAGCGAAATAAATAGTTTTAATTTTTACGAAAAATTTGCTCGGTTAAAAGTAATTGAAGCAATCGAAGTGCAAGAGGACATTAGACAAAAACAACGTCTACTCTATGCAATTGATTATAACAAAGAGCTTATGAAACAGTTAGAGGATAAGAGCAAACAGTATGAAGAGATTCTTGGAATCACTACTGAGCGAAACGAAGAAATATTCTGGGAACACGTCAACGCAGAACGTGAAAGATTTTTAAGATTTATAGGAGCTTTATAGAATGGCTGTAAACGTAGGCGGTATTTATTTTAGTGCAGAGTTAGACGATAGCTCACTAAAAAAATCAATAAAAGACATTGAAAATAGTATCCGTCTAATGTCGGGAACTGTGGCGAATAACGTTAACAAGTCAGCACAATCATTTAATAACCTAACCGAAGAAACGAAAAAACTAAATGTTCCATTAAAAGAAACTTCGAGCCTTTTTAAATCAATTACCCAAGCTGTAGGTGCAATGGGATTAACTACATTAGCCTCTAGCGTTATTAATACAACTGCGAAGTTCGAAAAATACCAAGCGGTATTAACAAACACTTACCAATCATCCGATAAGGCAGCAAAGTCATTTGCATTCATAAAAGAATTTGCAGCGTCTACTCCGTTCTCAGTCGATGAATTAACGAGTAGTTTTATTAAATTCTTAAACCGAGGGCTTGAACCAACCAAAGAATCATTAACCGCTTTTGGTGACATTGCAGCAAGTCAAGGTAAGTCATTCGACCAATTCACCGAGGCAGTTCTGGACGCTACAAGTGGAGAGTTTGAACGATTAAAAGAATTCGGTATTCAAGCCAGTAAGTCCGGTGACCAAGTCGCATTATCATTTAAGGGTCAAACTCTTAGTATCCGTAACACGAAAGAAGAAATAGAAAAAGCGTTAATTTCTTTTGGTAAAATGCCAGGGGTTGCAGATTCAATGGCAAGCGTATCAAAGACAACTGAAGGCGCGTTTAGCAATTTAGGCGATGCGATGGACTCGCTTAAAGTTGCACTAGGTAACGTATTTCTACCACTTGTTAAAGATATAGTAATTGGATTGTCGTCTATTGTTACGAGCGTAAAGAATTTTATTGAGGGATTAAGCCCGCTTGGGATTGGCATCCTAAAAGCAGGTGGGATACTGACTGGATTTGTAGTAAGCGTAAATGGTATAATCGGAGTTCTAGGTTTACTTGGTCCAGCGGCGGCAAGCGCGGGCGCGGCAATGTCTCTTGCTCTTGGTCCCGTAGGATTAATTATAGCAGGGCTGACCGCTGGAACTTATGCGCTAATCACTGCAATGGAAGATGCAAAGAAAAAAGCCGCTGAATCGAAGGCTTTAGAAATCGGGATGTCGGCTGCATTTACCAAAGACGGTATAACCAAGACAAAAGAATTTTTATTCCAATTAGATTTACTCGACCGAAAATATAGAGAGCTTTCACAGGGATGGGGCGGTGGAATAGTTGCTGCATCTGAGTTACGAGGTGGATTAGAATCATTACGCGCTAAAGCAAAAGAGCTTAATCTTGATCTGAAAGATTACGTCAAAGAAGCGGGCGGTTATTTATTAATTGATAAACCTAAAATTGATGCAGGTATTGCACAAATCAAACGGCAAGAAGAAGCATTAAAAAGTTTAGGCAAAACAACAAAAGAAGTAAAGCCAGAATCAATTAAGACAGGCAAGGCAGAAAGTCCAACAAAAAAAGTTGAGCAAGAAAATCAAGCCGTAGCACAATCATTTGGCAGACTAGGCGATTCGATGTTATCTGCTAGAGATTCTTTTCAGCAATTTCAAAAAGCTTTATCAAAGGGTGACTGGGCTACAGCAGTAAATAAAGGGCTTGAAGGTCTGCAAACATCATTGTCTACAGTAGGCGGAATGTTCCTTGACCTTATGAAGTCTCAAGCAGAATTAGGTAAAGTTAAATTTACTAATCTTACTCAGAGAGTAGACTTTGCAACTAACGCAATTATTTACGCATACGACCAACAGCAAGAGGCACTAGCTGCTAATATGGCTATGGAAATGAGAGCTATTGATGACCAAAAAAACGCATTACTAGCAGTAGAAGAACAGTATTTAATTGACCTTGCAATGCTAAGAGAGCAATTTTCTGAGGAAGAAAAATTAAGAAATGATGAAGCTTATAATAGAGAGGTTGCACTACTCGAAGCAGACTATCAAAAAAAATTAGAATATCTCAGATTAAACACAGCCGATGAGGCGCAATTTGCAGTACAAAAAGCACTTCTACAGGAAGACCTCGACGCGGCTAAGATTAATTTACGACAATTATTCGATAAGAAATTATTAGACTCCATTGCGGCTAATGATAAAAAACTAGACACACAGCAAGAGCAAAGACAAACAAGCCAATTACAGCAAATAGAAGCGTTAGACGCTAAGAAAGAAGCTCTTGAACAAAAACGAATTGCTCAAGAAAAAAATGCAGAGGAAGAAAAGCGCAAAATCATAAAACAAACTGAGTTATTTAAGTGGGCGGCTGGGTTTAATGCATTTCAAGCAGAGCAAAAAATTAAATTAGCGCAAGCAAGAATGCAATTGGCACTGGGTATAATGGATGTTATACGAGCATCCGTTTCATTCCCACCTTTTTCATTAGGATTTTTAGCGTTACTTCCAGTAGTTGCAAGCGCGGGGGCTAACGCAATTGCCGCAATTCAGAGCGCACAATATCCGCCACCGCCCGTGTTTGCAGAAGGTGGGATTGTCGGCGGTAACTCATTCACAGGAGATCAAGTGGACGCAAAAGTGAATTCGCGAGAAATGATATTAAACACACGTCAACAAGCCGAACTATTCGCAATGGCTAACGGCAAGAATGGGATGGGGACTACTAATAATATCTACTTAGGCGGCGTAAAAGTTGAATCTGTTCAAGGCGGAGTCGAAGCAATCGCGTCAAGGGTAAGTGCTATTATCCGTAAGGACATTTACCAAGCATACGGGGGGTTATCTGCATGAGAGTAGAATTCAGAGACAAAGACGACAATATACTAACGCTTACTGATTATACAAGTTTTAATTATCACGAAGCCCCAAGCTCTAATGATTTTAAAACAAACAATAAAATCCTAGAACGATTTGCTACAGACGGTGGATATGAAACAGGCGATGGAACGATAGACGCTCGAAGCGGGCAAGTAGGTTTAACTTTTTCTGCTAGAACAGATTTAGAATATCGAACTTATGCAAACCGTATTTCAAATTTCTTTCGAGCCGAACAAGCCCCTTTTTATATTGTAGACCTCGACAATGAACTAAGACAAAAAATATCTTATAGTGGTATAAGTAGTGGTTATTCTCACGGTCAGGAAATGCGATTCGTAAAGCACGAAATTAAATACATTGCAATAGACCCTTTCTGGGAATCACTCACTCCAATTACGACCACAGCAACAAGCCTTGCAAGTGATTCAACTTTTACAGTAACGGTAAATGACACGGACATATCAAGCCCTAATTACAATATAGAGGTATATGAAGCTTATCCAATAATTGCAATTACTACGGCAGGGGTTAATACAAATTTTGCTCTTACGAACGAATCAAACGATGGGAGCTTTAATATTACCGATGCAAGCTTTACTACGGGTCAAACAATAACTGTAAATAGCGAGGATGGATCAATAACTAAAGGCACAGTGGTTAATAGTCGTATACTGGCAGGCGGTAGACCTTTTAAATTGAAATCCGGTGTTAATACAATTCTATACCAATCATCATTAGCCACAGCAGCAACTATCGTTGTAACTCATAGGAATAGGTATCTATACTAATGCCATTTGTTAATTATCAAGTAATGCCTTTCGGCTGGAGAGCAAATCGAAGAAGGATTTTAAGAAAATCTTTTTCGGCAGTGGATTATAATGATTTTGCTTTCGATGACAACGATTTTAAAATTGCGTTCTATACTCGAAGCGGTGTATTGCTAGGCTATCTATTTACGGGCATAAAAGACCCGATAATCGTAAATATGGTTTTTACAAATGACCTTCGCGGGTGTGCAAGTGGATACATCGAATTATCCGAGCTGCCTCAGTTCCCAATACCTACATATTGCGAGGTTGTAATATCATTCCAAGGGGATAATCTATATAACGGGTATGCGTGGAAACCTACTACTCAAGAGACGACTCGTAATCAGATTTACAAAATTGAGTTTTTTGGGCTAAGAAAAAAATATGAGTCAATACCTATAAATTTAGAGTATACAAGCATAGGTTCAATTACCCAAACTCTTACAACAAGTAGAGTAAATTTTAATGCTCCTTTGCCTGCGGGCGCGGTGATAGGTGCAAAAATAGCAAATAGGAATTGCGAGAATGAAGCGAATAACGGATATTATACTATTACAGCGATAAACTCAGGGGCTGCTCCGTATTTTGCATTTCCATCGTGGGTGCAATATACCAACGCAGCAGGAGTTACTCAAGCTACAGCGGTCGGGTCTGCTGCATTTTTACCGCTTGAATGGTCGACTAACGTTCTAGTGAGTGAAGCATTCAGTCAAATTTGCACAGCTTATGGTAGTGGTCTTGGCATTGAATACAGCGCGGGGCTAATCGAAGAATCCACAGGACTAAGTGTAGGTGGTATGCGTGACCATGACGGACTGACAATACAAAAAGCGTTCGAGCTATTGGAAAAATTAGCGCGCGGTCAGTATGCAATGGGAGTAAATGAAGACGGGTATTATTTTTTCAAAGCAATCGAAACTGATCCACTTCGTAAGTTTATAATGGGTTACGATGTAAACAAACAAGCAGTAACCACTAACTATGATAATATTAAAAATACGATTAACGTCAACCGAGCCAAGGGCAAAGGTGAACCTGGTAATGGTTGGATAACAGCGGCTAGTTCCTTCGACTCTACCTCAATTGCAAAGTGGGGTTCTGCAACAAAAGACATTACTGTTCCGGATTTTATTGACGATGCAACCGCGCAAATAATAGCAGATTCAGAATTAGAAAATTTAAAAGACCCGAAACAACACGCAAAAGTAGAATCAATTAAATTCGACGGACTATTAGAAATAGGGAATTACGGGATAGTATCACCTTTTGGAGAGTATACAACTATTGTAGATGAAATGGATTCAATAACTGACTGGGTAGTAAATAGTTTTGTTGGATTTTCAGCGGATAGCACTGTGTTAGTCACTGGTGCAGCATCTATTTATATGAATAGAGCTGTCCCTCCAGGTAACGCATATAAACTTTATAATATTGACGCTAGAGGCAAAAAGTTTTTAAAATTTTGGATGTATGCAATTAATTTAGGCACATATACAAGAGTTAAAATAAATAATAATGCTTCTTATCAAATTGATGTAACGGTCGAAACAATAAACGATTGGTTTTTGGTCGAATGGGATATTAGCTCTTATCCGTTCGATACTATTACTAGAATTGATTTTACTTATTTTGATGTGACTGAGGTTAGAAGAGTTCATATCGACGAAATATCTTTGGTATCCTACACAGCAATACACACTGACTTACCATACAAACAAGCAACATACAATCTTAAAGCACACGATAGAACAGTCACGTTAGAACTTGGCTTACAGCAAGATTCACTTAGCGAATATTTAGCAAACGTATCTAATGCAATTGAAACAAACAATCTACTATTAAAGGACAGGAGTAACACATAACATGGCAAGTGAATTTGGAAATATATTTTCAGACTATAGAATTAATCCGATTACTAATGCAGAGGTTCCCGAAGCAATTACGGATAACGACGGGGAACAACAAACAGTCACTGAGTTGTCTCCCGCTAACGTAGGTTTTTACGGGTTTGAATTAAATGAATGCCCTGAAACTAATGGGATAATCAGTGTTACCCGTGTAAGTGATTCACAGGCTTTTACTCCATCAACAGGTGCTCCTACTACTAACGAATACTTTATCGACTACACTAACCAAAGCCCTTTGATTATTTTTAATTCTAGCGAAGATGGAGAGGCATTCTGGATTAAATACAATGCTATCGGCGCACCTATGAGCGTCAAACGCACATTAGCCTTAGCCGCTTATAATAGGTCAGTTGCATCTAAGATTCAAGCTGCAAGTGAGAAAGATATTACTCCAGGGGCTACGCTAAGTTTATCTGCAAAAATAGCACAATACCGAAATATTACAATCACAGCTAACAGGACTATCGACTCAAACGTTACAGACAGTTTTGCAATCCTAGAAATTTTCGGAGACTTGACAATCAATTCAGGTGTTACATTGACGCTTGGTAGAGTGCTGTTAATCGTTCACGGTAATATAACAGGAACTGGAACGTTAAGCGGAAAAGTTGGGGCTAACGGCGGTAATGGGTTCACATTAGTTGCTGGTGGTGGTGGTTCGGGCGGCGGGTGTATTAATATTTTTTGTTTTGGCGAAATTGCAAGTGGGCTAACTATTGTTACGGGCAAGGGCGGTGCTGCTGGTTTATCCTCTCAACTAACACCGACTGCAGGGGCTAACGCATACATTGATTTTGGTGGGTTAGGTGGAGCGATTACAACTCAAGGCGGTAGTGGCGGCGGTGGAATTGGTAACGGTGGAGATGAAGCTCCTACGGGTGCATCTAACGGTAATAATGGTTCAGGATTTGGTTCAGGTGGTTCAGGCGCGGCAGGTCTTGGATATACGAGAGGTCTTGGCACAGCTGGGAATGTTTGGATTAACACGGGCGGTAATGGCGGTGAGTATAGTGGCGGCGGTGTTTTAACGGCTCCTCAAGGCGGTAGAACAGGCGATTTAAACTTATGGTCACGTTATACGACAGCCCCTTGCACAGTAGACGTTAGTGCTATATCAGGCGGGTTTGCAGGCGCGGAAAATTATTATGATTTTTCGGATGTGACCGATGCAAAATATATTCTACAAGAGGATTTTAACTATTACGTCAAAGGGACTTCTTCCGGTTCATTGCCATATTTACCAATTAGCGAAGTTGAATCCGGATCGGATGCAAACGGAAATTGGAATAGAATACAAACTCTATTAATTAATAGAGGGACAAAAGATTTTGTATTTGCTGGAGCTGGGGTGACTACGCACACTATAACATTACCAGAGGCTTACAACGCTACTACTGATTATGTGATACAAATATCAATTTACGACCCTAGTTTAATTGTTGCAAATCCACAGACCATAATGGCTATTACTGCAAGTACTTTTGACGTAAGAATTAATTCAGGCGGGGCGGGAACAGTTACAGTTCATTGGACTACTACAGGAGATTTAGTATAGTAAACAAATGATTATGATTGACAGAATTTTAAAAGCAGTAAAAATAAAAATAAAAGAGGCATTATTATGTTGAGTTTAACACAGACTAACCCAGAGAACAACCTCGGAAGAGCAAACGAATTTATTTACGAGGGCGAATTTTCAGCTACGTCGGCTACTACTAGCTCAATAGAAGTTCCATACGGATGTAAAGGCGGTACGTTTATGGTCGCTAGAACAAGCGGCACATTTTCGGTCGAGTATTCATGCGATACAAAAGCGCGTCTAATCGCAGGAACAGCGACATGGCAAACATACGCTGATTCTCTTGGCAATACATCATTTTCGACAACGTTAAGCGATGTATTCGAAGCCCAAGTAAAAGCGTTCCGTCTAACGGCTGCCGGTGGCACTAGTCGCATTGTTATCAATGCAGTTTACGGGGGCTAATAATGAGTATATTTAACGGTGGAATTTTTGGAAGTGGCAGCGGGTCTACAAGTATCTCAGGAAGGTCTTATAATAAATTTGACTTTTTTTTTACGGGGGACTCATTTACTTATGCAGGCGAAACTTTTATAAATGGCGTCTATTTACGCTTAACTGGCAATAAAAGCATGACTGGGCTGAGTGCCGGTTGGTATTATTTTAAGGCGGCTTCATTGGCTAGTAATGGTTTCGCAGATGCTAGTTCAGAGATAGTTGCGAATACTCAAGCATATACTCCTACTCCAACGTATAGCTCTACTGAGTTAGGATATTATATGACAGGCGATTCAACGTCTAGAATTCTTGGGATAGTATATTTCAATGGTACGAATATTCTTGAAGCTATTCCATACGGAGACGGCGCGAATAAAAACGATAACCTTTGGGTGTCACAAACTGACAGCGTAACTAAATCAACTGTTAATTCACGTCTCCAAATGACAGCGGCATTCGATAGATCAAGAGGAACAGACGTAACTTGTGTAGACAATGGAAGTGGTACGACAGACGCTACAGGGTTCAGAGCTACAGCGAATTCTCCTCAGAAAATTAATATTAACGGCAATTTGTTATTAACCGCAACAAACTCAGGAAGCACGGTTTATATTGCTTGCAATAAAAATGGAAGCTTATTTAAAAACTTAGACAGGCTTGAGGTAAATGGCACATCTACAGAAGTGAGTCATATTGTAGCGTTTAACGTTAACGACATAGCGTCAATTGGTGATTACTATACGTTCTACATTGTATCAGTAACATCGGCTGTAGCACAATTAAGAAATATAACAGTAACTTGCGAGGTATTATAATGTTTAGATACAATGATAATGGAAAATTAATTAGTTCAATGTTGCCAATCGAAGGGCTTACACTTGTTACACTAACAGAGCAAGAATTAAACCACTGCATAGGTTTTGACCCCAATGGTCAGCCTCTATATGACACAGTTGCAATTCAAAGAGAAATCGACGCAGAAAAAGAAGAGCGCATAACAATTATTAATCGAGAGTTTGATAATGAGTGTAAAAATATTGGTGTGGAATTCGCTGGGACTTTTAATATTTTAAACTCAGAAGAAACGATAGTTAATCCTAGATTCCAGTACGATGACGAAAGTCAAAATAGGCTACTTAAATTTAAAGACATTGAGGAATGCGGGTTTTGGAGAAGCGTCAACACGGATAAAACAAAAGACAATAAAAATGTCGTAATGTCAAATGCTCAAAAAAACAACTTATACAATTTATTATTGCTAACCTGGGGTAATAAATTTGCGGCTAAGAGCGCACAGATAGATTTAATATGATCTGAATAAATGGCTAACAGCTATAGCAGAATAAACGTTCTTAAATTTGCTGCTTCTTATTTGCATTCTAAGATTTTAGGTAACCCGCATGAGACGTCAAAAAACGAAATCAACGGGATAAAGGAAACTGATACACCAATATTTGACGGCTTAACGGTTGGTAAGCTATACGAAATTAAAGGGCTTACCGGTGGGTTCAGGGACATGCACGGGCAAATAAATATTAAGGGTAGCGGGAATTCAGACCCTTCGTGGGCTGTTTTTTTAGGTGGGATAAGGGCTTTTTCTTTTTCGGCAAGTCAGCTAAATGAGGTAGTGATTGAATTCCATCCTGACCATGATTACGATGAGACAAGTGGGTATTATCCTCATGTTCATATTTCTACAAACTCAGGCTCTCCAAGTGGAACTGTAAGATTTGGCTTTGAATACACATCGGCTAAGGGGTATGACCAAGGGTCTAACAGTAATTTCCCTACAACTACTACAATATATTTGGAGTATACATTCACTGTTAATAGTCAATATAGACACATAATTCTAGAGACAGCAAGCCCTATTATTGACCTAAATACGGAAATAGATCGTATTATTTTATGTCGAGTATTCAGAGATGCACAACATCCTAATGATACATTTACAGGTGCTATTTATTTGTTTAGATGTGATTTGCACTACAAGACTAAGCGCATAACAACTCCTAATAAGAACTTCCCTTTTGGTTAACTATGGATCATATAGACTTTGATAAAATATATCTAAAAATATTCGTAGGCATTAGTGAGTTAATCGTAATTATCTCTTATGCCCTGCTATCTCTATTCACAGGTATAATTTT